GGGCTGAACCAACAATCGTTTCTCAAAGTTCAGAAAACGATCCAAATGATTCTAGATCATATTAAAACTATCATTTATTTTATCGTAAATAAATGATATCTATCTTTATTTTGCATAAAAATATCAGTTCTTATTAATAATATTTTTATCCAAGTTGTTCTAGCCTCACTTAGGAAAACCTAACATGCAATCAAACGTGCTTGCTGAATAGTAAATTAAAAATAATTTATAAATTCAACTTTTATAAATTAAAGTAATATGACAGATCAATTACCTCACATAGAATGGAAAGAACCGCTTAAATCAATTCGTATTTTAAAAACAAATGGTAATGTTCTTGATGTAGAGGTTGGAAATATTATAAGTATATGTAAATCTTCATCAAAACCTAACGCATTTTTTAAGATTGACCAGTTCTTCGGTAGTGCATCTGAAATTGGACCGACATGTTTTGCATATCGAGAAATTGACATTGTAAAAAAAGAGTTTATTGAGACACAATTCTCTTTAAAGACGGGAGGAAAAAGATATATTATATGTTATCCATCCGGAATAACAAAGTACGGGTTTCATTTGTCAAATGAAGAATGGTGTTCCGTTGCCATTTGCAAATCAGATCCAATGTTATAATAAAATTTGTAAAATCTTTTTACTTTGCACAAGTTGAAGTACCCAAATCTTGAGATTGAGTTACATTATAACCTCGAAGACGTAGAGCTTCGTAAATATCATCAGCCATTAGTGTTTTTGTATTATGTTCTGAATTAACAACTAGAGCAGCTACAATAATATCTGATAAATAATCACTTACAATATTACGAATGTTATTATAACAATCTTCCGAAAGACTTTTTACACCTGCTCGACGAGCGAGACGAGTAATAGATGGTTTTGTAATGTGTTCCATTTTCTATTTGAATAGTTAAGCTTTAAGTCTTTAATACAATGCTCAATAGATTAAATTGATGACTTAAAAGGGAGATAAAATATCATTAAATAAAATGGAAGCACAAAAAGTTATAATGAAAAAGAAGAAGACTCGTTTTTTTGAAACGTATATTTCTAAAGTTCTAAAGCGAATTTCTGATACAAATGGAATTACCTCGAATTCTAAACAACAACTTAATAGCGCACTTTGTTTAATATCTCGAATTATCTCAACTACTGTTATTACTTTAACTGAAATAGCTAAGAAGAAAACTATGTCAGAAAAAGAAATCAAAAATGCGCTTCTTATTGTTTTGCCTTCCAAGTTGGCCGCAGAAGCTATAATTGAAGGTCAAAAAGCTGTTCTAAGTTTTGGGAATGTAGATAACTTGAAGGGAACTAGCAGACAGGAAAAAGCAGGAATTATATTTTCACCCGCTATTGCTGAAAAATTTCTTCGAAATTTTGGTTATTCTAAGGTAATGGTTACCAGCAATGCTCCTATTTATCTAGCAGGAGCTCTCGAATATATTACTTCAGAAGTTCTTGTGAACGCTTCCAAGTCTGCAAATATAAATAAGAGAATTAGAATTAATATTCGTGATCTAGAGATGGGAGTTCGTAAAGATGAAGAGTTGAATAATTTTTTTAATAATAATCGTATTTCATTTCTTGGAGGAGGTGTTACACCATTTATTCACCCATCTCTTCTTCTCAAGAAAAACCGTGTTAAAAAGCGAGTAAGCAAGGTTGTTGTCAAAGAAGGTGAAAAGAAAAAGCATCGATTTCGTCCAGGAACTGTATCTCTTCGTGAAATTCGCCGTTTTCAAAAGATGAGTAATTGTGTTACTTTTGCAAAGTTACCATTTGAGAAATTGGTGAGGCAGATAGTTTCTACTCATAATATTGGTTCAATGAAAATTAGTAAGGAAGTCTTCATTGTTCTTCAATACTTTGTTGAACAACAAGTTACAACTCTACTTCGGAATGCTAATTTTGCTGCTATTCATGCAGGACGTGTAAAATTAATACCTATTGATATCGATTTTGTTCGAGCTATCTCAAGCAGTATTTGTAATCCTTACCAAAAAGATATGATTCAAGATTCCGAAACATTTGAAGAAACTTGTAAAGAGAAAGATGAAGAAGTAGATGAAGAAGATGAAGAGGATTAAGTTATAGTAAGTGATTTTTCGAGATATTTAATCATAATCATTTAGACTGATTATGATTTATAATCGAGCAATTTTTTAAAATTTGAGTTCTTACTCAAATTGAGGAGATATCCATTTTTGATATAAAATAAAAATTTTATAAACATTTGGAGACTTTTAAAATCAACTTAAAAGCACCTGATCATTCTAAAAAATGTCATCAGAAAACACTGATGTAAGCCAAGATAAAAAAAATGATTCTATTAAACTTAGACCAGAGCCTAGTCATATTATGACTGGAGACTACGCAGCTTTTATGGAAACAAATGGCAAGGAATTTGAAAGTTGGTATTATTTTATACGACGAGAGGGAAATGAAGAAGCTTTAAAACACCTTCAAGATCAACTTGAGAAGATAGATTGGTTTATTCTTGACGACCTCAGTACTTTTGATCTTGATCTAGATCACTACGTAAGTGCAGCTACAGCTAAACAAATGACTAAGCTTGAGCTAAATTCGTACGCTTTTCATCGAAAGTTTGATGGAAAATTACAAAAGATTAATTTTAATTTCAAAAAGAAAGATACTCGTGATAATGAGCGCAGTAACGAGAGAATGATTTGTAAAGTTTTTGATTTACTTGGATATGGACAAATAGAAGACTATATAAGCGATGAAGATTTAGATGAAGAAGACCTTACTGACAATGAATATTCTGATTCAGAAAGCGATGAAGATACAGAGGATGAATCAGATTCAGAATCAAGTGAAGATAAAAAGCCAGTTGAAAAACATACAGGTAAGAAAGGGCTTCCACCTTCATTACTCAAGAATGATCATCTTCCACGTTTTGCGAAACGAAAACAACGGGGTAAGTCTTGATTTATTTTTTTGTTAACTTAGTGACTTTTCTCAAAAAAATATATTTTTGAAAACACGTATTAAATGTAGTTTTAAGAATAAATTATCTTAAAACTTTAGCAATTTTTATTTATTTATATTGTCTTTACTTTTTCTCCGTCACACCAGTAAAAAATAATAATTTTTACTAAAAATAAAACAATTAACAAAAATATTAAAGAAACTATTACAATAGATAATATTTTCTTTTTATTTTTTTTATCAAGATGTTTACTATTTTGATCACTTGCTATTTGTAATATGTTAAATGGACGACCATTGTTTTTTGAAACAAGCTCATTGCAATATACAACACAATTTTGAAGACTTAATAAATCTTTATGTGGATCGGAATCGTACAAATCTGTAATGTCATCATCTATCCAGGGCAGACACCTACCATTTACGCACTTAAATTTTATATCTTTGCTTGTCATTACAAAAATGGGTGAAATAAAAGATTGAGTCCATTCAGGAGATGATGATGGTGGTTTTGAATTAAAACTAGGAAATATATTATTTCCTATTTTGTGAAAATAAAGAGGTTTTGTATTTGGAACTGGTTGAATATATGTAGTAAAGTATATACAATCATCTTTAATATTATACGGATCATACATTAAATACAAATCATTTGTATTGTACGGAAAATCAATACTTTTTTTTGCACAAAAAATTTTCATACCAACAGGTATTGGCCTAAAACTTGGTGAAACAGCATAAAAAGAATCAGCTAAAAACCATTTACTGTCCTTTTTTTCATCTGGTATACAATTAAATTCAATAAAACCATTTTTTATAGATTTTTTAGGCCCACCTATATATCCTAAAAAAGTTTGTGTTTCTATGTCAATATAATGCCAAATACAATATGGTATGATTACATCATCGTTCATTTATATATTGTATTTTTTTGTTCTAGAATTGAATTCCATTTCGTTTTAACTCCTTTTCTATGAATCCTTTGATATCTTCTAATTTTATACTATATGGTACTTCAATCAAAAGTATTCCATTTTCTCGGCACATCCTTCTTTTCATATCGTCTCTATACTTTTGATTTAAAAAAGCTTCTTTGTTTTTATGAAAAAATGGTATATACTCATAATGCTGAATACCATTGTATTCTACAGCAATCTTAAGTTCTGGATCAAAACAATCAAGTTCTAAATTAAAGTCTCCACCTGTTACCGGGTTTCGCAAGAAATTTGGACGATCCTTATCAAATTTTCTCTTAAACAAGAACTGTAAAACACGTCTACATTCTGCCTCTCCTTTGCTTTCACGTGGAGGACCACGATAACTCTTATTTTGTGTTATAGGCGAATAATATTGTCGTTGTTTTGACCATGTTCCTTTTCTACCTGTAATCTTTCTATACAATCCAAAAAGTATGATAAATGATAATGAAAGCCCAAGTATAATTTCAAAACCATGAGAGTTCCATTTATCTTTAATCTTGGATAACATTTTATTTATAGTATATAAAGTTAATTCTTGCGTTGTCAATTAAAAATAAAATTATCATAATCTACTAAAATTTCTGTCTTACATAATGGACATGCTTGTTTGTATTTACCCCACTCTTTAATACATTTTGGATGATAAATATGACCACAATTTAAAACTGAAACATTTTCTGAAGGCTCATATACATCTGTACATATAGAACACATATCATATTTTTTATCTGTACTGTTGTAAGGTTGAGAACTAACATCAACAGTTATTTCGTTATGCCTAACAAGATTCTGATCATTTTCACTATTTTGTATAGCGATTTGAATTGGATCTAATATATTAAAAATTGGTTCCAAGATAACTATCATATTCATTATTGCAAATAATGCATCTGATGATCTGTCAATATCTATTACCTGATCTAATATAGTTTCTTCAAAATATTCTTCATTATGCACATGAAATCGAATGTTTGATGACATCTTTATTTTACACCTTTAAAGTTTTTAAATGGAACAAAATCAACTCAAAAAACATTTAAAATGTGTGGATGTGTATATAGAATCAAATTTTGTGATTCATTTTCAATAAAATGGACTATGGTTCCATCCTAGCTCTTCAAACAATTCTTTGCAAATTTCATCGTGAAAGAATTTTCTGTCAATAGTCTTAAGGATTATAAACTCTTCTTTTTTGCATGAATGTTTATGTCTGCTAAGTAATTGAAACAATACATATTGAGTATTAATAAAATTTTTTCTGTTAATATTTTTAAATCTTTTATCGTATATATCTGTAAGAACGTCAAAGTCATCAAGTAATTGTTCTTCTAAATATGAAATATCATCAGGCTTAATATCAGTAAAATTATAATGTATTAAATGAACATTCTCATAATGTTTAGAATAACCAAGTTCTTTAAGAAAAATAAGAACATGATTCTTTGTAATATTACTGAATCTTTCTTTTTTAGGAGTATTTTTATCTCCATTTAGTAGATAGTGTAGATCAAATTGGATTTCGAGATCATCGTATATATTTTGATGAATAGTACTATTTTGTTTTCCTTGATATTGGTTAATACAATCACGAAAATGAACTTTTCTATCGTAAGTATATTTACTTGAAATATTAACTCTGTCAATATCAGTATATGAAGAATTATGTTTCATTACGATTTGCCTTGCATAACACTTAGTGCATATGTAAATATTTCCATCTACAATGTCAAAATCTTTTTTATTAGAGCAATTCTGACAAATAATTTTTTGTGAAATAGTATTCTCAAAATCAATATCAACGTATTTAGAAGCAGCCTCTAAGTAATTATTTATTATTTCTCGTTTTTCTTTATTATTTTTAAGTAATTTTCCCATAAAATTTACTTTAATAGGTGTTTTTAATATTTCTTTATATTTTTCTATAAAAACTATAGTTTCCATAATATAAAAATGATGATTTTTATGTATTTTTAAATCGTTTATATAATCTAGTAATTCATCCCTTGCTCTTTCAACACTAATTAGTATCCTGCGACGAAGATTTTCATTTTTCAATGATTCTTCTAATTCTTGTAACTTCTCAAGATGTTCTGGTAATTTCGAGAACTCTTCCTCGAATTTATTACGTATATTAGCATCTATACTTAAAATATCTAGTTCAGTCATAGACTTTACTCTTTCAGAAGTTTCATTTAAACTCGCATTTAACATTTTATTTAATATTTAAAGTGTATAAATTTTTGTAAAAAAAAAATATCTTGTGTTAATATAAAATAATGTCATCGATCACAACGTCAAATGTAACATCTGGCTTTATTGATCTTGCTACTTTTGATGAGATCGAGAAGTACCTCTACGGTGGTCACGACGCAACTGCTTATTTTGTCCGTGAAACAAGAAAAGCCACTTGGTTTACTCAAGTGCCTGTTGTTCTATCGCGTGCTGCCGGCTCTCCGGCTTTTGGACAAGAATGGTCTGTTGCTATTTCTCGAGCTGGTGATTACATGCTTCACACTTGGCTTCGTGTAACTTTTCCGGAAGTTGGTATTAAACCTGCATACGGGCAGGCAAATCCTAACGCTAGGAT